GCCCAGATGGCCCAGATGAAGTTGATGTTTCTTCTGGGGTAGTGACTTTTGGTGTTGGTGCTGGTGACCCCCGATAGAAACTACTTCCAGTAATATTAAGAGCACCCATCAATCCTCTTTTGATTTCAGGTTTGTTACTGAGTGCAGGTAAAGCATAGGGAATTCCAAGAAATGCACCAGATGAAGTGCCAGCAACTAGATTATCTAATGCAGTTTGTGTAGCGACCTCTGGGGATGTTTGTTTCATTTGCTCCCCACGCCCAAGCATGGCATCAGTAGTTATTTGTGTTTCACCACTCTGAACACCCAGTCCTGCTGTAAGGCCAACCATATTATTTGCTTTATCTGATCCTTTACCAAGATTGAAGATATCTTTAAGTCTATCAAACTTTGTTGTGAATCCCAATCTAGCTTCAGTGATTTCACCACCACCTTGTCTTCTAACAGGTTGTCCAAAAAGGTTCCGATATTCAGTTGGTTTAACCCCATGCTGACCCATTGCTTCTTCTTGACGCCTTGCAGCATCTTTAAGCGTCTTTACATTATTTCCAAAATTTTTAAAAGCTTCACCAACGAATGCATCTCTTATGTCAGATGTGAAGTATCCTGGTGATTGATATCTTTGATTTGTTCTGATAGGACTTGCATCTCTTCCGTAGTTTGAATCATTGTAAAACAAAGGTCCTGATTGTAGTCGTCTGTTTTTATTCAACTTATTATATCTGTCTATGTCTGCCTGACTATAATTTCCATAAGTTTGTGTGCCTGGTATTGGAGATCCACCAAAAAGTTTGGATCGCACACCATAAAAACCTGTTTTTGGTGTCATGGCAGTTCCGAATCCAGGTATGGATAATCTACCTAAAAAATCGGATATTCCAGATTGTGTTTTATGAAGCAATCCACCACCTTGCATTCTTGTAGGTTTTCGTTTCCCTATTCCAGAAATAGCACTTCCAAGTTTATTGATTGCTCCAAGAATACCACCACCTTGCATACCAACAATGCCACCATCTTCATATCCAAAATGACGCGGTTTATTTGCATTTGGTCCAACATTAAAATTAAGAGGATCAAAACCCGTTTGATTGATCATTCTTTCACGAGCACCAACTTGAAGAACTGTTTCACCTGGTTGTAAAACAGCAGTTCCACCTCCCGCTAGTGCAAATGCCTGAGTGTCTTTTCCAAACCCACTTACAGATGTTCCGGTATTTCGACCAACTAATCCTGAAAAATATTTTTTAATCGAACCACCAGAGGCATACATACTTCCTGGCATCGATAATCCAATCGGATTCTTAGGTCCACCAGGAGCATTTAAACTTTGATCTGCAAAACTAGCACCAAGTTTTTCATACCAAGGTGCATCTTTACTTTGTAATGTTTTATCAATATCCTCCTGTGCCTTATTGACCTCAGGTTCCATTCTCTTAGATTCATTGATCTTTGCTATGCCACCAACAACACCAGCAAATACAATCGGGTGTCTCAATATAAATCCAGCTATTCGCGGTATGAAAAATCTCAACATTTTGAGAGTGCCGCGAATGAACCCTCCAAGCGGTGTTAAAAATAGTCCAGCAGCAACTGCTATGGAAGGCCACCAATCCTTCAAAAATCTAGTTACTACTTCAATCTTTCCCTTGTTCTGCTCAGTCCACTTTTGAATTTCATTAAACTTACCAACTAACCATCCAAGAAAAGTAAATCCAAGAAATCTAAAAATAGAGTCTAAAATTCCCCTAAAAGGTTGGATGATTTTATTTGCTAAGTTTCTAACAACCCGAAATGGTTTTTCTAAATCAGATTCTCTTTCTTGTGCTTTTCTTTTTTCGCTTGAAGTTCTTTCCTTTTCCCTTCGCTTTTTATCATCCTTGCTCTGACCAATGAGAGATTTTAAAACTTTATCTAAGGTTTTATTGATACTCTTTAAATTATCAGTAATACTTTTATCACTTCTAGTTTCGGTTTTTTCTGCTGGTTTTGCACGCTCTGGTTTTGCACGCTCTGGTTTTATAATAGTTCTTGAAACTTTTTGTGCTTTTACAATAGCACTTGATTTTTTTAATCCTACATTAGATGCAGTTATTTTTTTCTTCTTTACTTTAAATCTATCTTCTTTCTTTTTACTCTTAACTCTTTTAAACTCTGTTTGGAAAAGTATTGCTTCCTCTGTCGAAAAACGCGACTTACCCAGAGAAATAACCGACAGTGCTTCTTTTAAATGGCGAATATACTCTTCGTAAGAAAGTTCAAACTCATTTTCAAGACCAAGTAATCTTAATATTCTTTCATCTATTGTTTCACTCGTTACTTTCCCACCAGAAGGACCAGGAGCATATGACTTGCCATTTGCTCCCATTAAACTCTTTATACCATTAATGTTTTTAGGAGCCATTCTGCTGTTTTAATCGTTCTTCTTCTAAGTAGTTTTTAAGCATGGCAACATACACTTCTCTTTCCCAAGGAATCCAGTTTTCAATTTCAGTCAATGAATATTTATGGTACTGCATCAATGAAAAATTAATTTCAAAGTATGTTTTCAAATCCATGTACAACATACTTAAACGAAAAAATTTGCTAGACCCTCCAACTTAACAGTGCTCTCGACTCCGGTGTTTGGATTTGTTAAAGCAACTTCGTGAGAAAGTTTAGGCATTGTTTCAAAAAACTTTTCAACAGATTTAAACTGTTGTGTGTTCATTTGCTCTAAGAAATCAACAATCTCTTTTTTTGGAACATCAGTGGCTGACCATGCTTCTTCTTCGGTATAGATTTTATCTACACACGAAGCAATCAAATCAAAAGATTGATCTAATGAAGAATCCTCAGAAAAATCGAAGTTGTTCTTAATGAACTGATCCAAAGAAGGATACTTCATTTCCATGTAGATACTATCATCTACTTGAATTTTTGTTGAGTGATTTTCATTTTTTGTGACTTTGATATCATCAATATTAATCTTGACGGGGACAGAAGTTTCTCCGTCATCAGGACAGATTAGATTAACTTCAATTTCTTCCCCAACAGATTTTCCGCGAATATTAAGGAAGAGATATTCAATATCAAAGGTGGGTAAATTTTCTACCTTAACACCTTTTGTTTGAATGCAAGACTTAATAACTGTCTTAATAGCATTTGTAATTTGTTTAGTATCTTCTGTTTCAAGTGCTAGGACGAGAACTTTTTCTTCTTTGACTAGAAACGGTCTGAAATAAACTGATTGTCCAGTTGATGGTAATTCCAACTCATATGTTGGCGTAGAAATCTTTGGTAAAGGCATAATATCCTATAATGTGTTTCAGTGTGATTATTTATCGTAGTACTAGAAACGTAGAGGACCAGTAATTGGTCTTCCAGCGGGTATGAGAGGTCCGGGACCAGATCCAGGACGACCTGTTGGACCAGGAACTGTGTATGTTCCCGAGATTGCTCTTGTTCTTAATGCAGCTCGAGCTGCAGAACCTTCGGGAAATCTTGCAAGAGCATCTTTTAAAATCTCTTTTTGTATCGGGTCTGTTCCTACTGAGTCTATCATCTCACGATTTGATAACGCCCAAATAGCAAGATCATCTCTTGCAGATTCAACAGTTGCTCCTGGAACAGGAGAAGGAGGAGCAGGGGCGTCTGGGGGTTCAGGATTTATTGGAGAAGCATAATATCTTGTGTAAGTAAAAGTCACCGTGCATTTTAATAGTTGCGATGCTTCATATGATACTGGCATCGCTGAAATAGAAATTGGGTAAGCTCTCAAAAAGTTGTATTGAATGCCACCAGATTCTTGATAATCTCTCTCAAACTTCTGAATGACTAGTTCGCCAGTCGAATAGTTATCATAATAGTGAACTCTACTATATGATTTTCTAGCATCATTAATATAAGGGTAATCATCTACACTTTCCCTATCCTTGCCTCGTTGACCTTCAACTTTTTCATTTACAATGTAACGCATCCAGTTTTCAAAAAAAGCAATCAAGTAATGCTGAGCGTCAACTATAAAAGTAAAGTCAACTCCTGATCCATAATCTCTTCTATATGCTATTCTTTGAGTTATACCATGAAAATCATTACTTTGTTCGTGAGTCATTAAACTTGAACCAGGTAATGATGCATCCATACAGGCAATAGAAATAATCTGGGTCATGGAGTCATAACCAGGAGATCCGTATCCAAGACTCGCACTCTCTGCCATCCAGTCTCTGACTTCAGTAGGCGCGTAAAAACGACAGTAAAAATGTGAAGTAAGTGCGGGATTTAACAGTTGAGATTTAATTGAATCGACCGATCTTTTTGCTGGAAAGGATGGCATCTGATAAATAATTTTTACCTTATATATTATGTATGGCAGAAAGTCTTAAAAGTAAATACAAACCATCTTTCCCACAAAAATATAAAGGAAACCCAAATAATATTATTTGTAGGAGCAGTTGGGAAAGAAGATTCTGTCATTGGTGTGACTTGAATGAAAATATTTTAGAGTGGGGTAGTGAAGAGTTTTTTATCCCTTACTTATCACCAGTAGACAATCGTGTTCATAGATACTTTCCTGACTTTATTATTAAAGTAAAAGAGAATACTGGAAAGATTAAGACTTATGTCATTGAAGTAAAACCACAAAGACAAACTGTTCCTCCAAAACAAAAGTCAAGAATTACAAAATCATTTTTATATGAAGCACAAACCTATGCAGTGAATCAAGCAAAGTGGAAAGCAGCTCATGAGTGGTGTGCAGATAGATTATTAGAATTTAAAGTCATTACAGAAAAAGAATTAGGGATTGACTAATGGAAGAAGAAGAGGAAAGTCCCAGTTGGTTAACGAAACAAGGTTTTGATGAAGAACCTGAAAAACGAGAAGAGGGATCTTCTAGAACAGCATTAATTCAAAGGTCAATAAAAGGTCTTACCGATTCAGAGGATATTATGATTGAACTAATGGATGTTCTCAAAGAAACTGAGATTGTTCCTGATGTTGGAAACTATTACACATATATTTTTAATGCAAAAACTCCTAATATTCGGTATGATCAGCACCCACTGGTTGCTGTATTAGAAATATTTCGATGGGGATTTCGTGGTCTTAACTTTCATTGGCAAGATGTTAACCCAAGTAAATGCATAAGAAACTATACTTGGAGTGAAATACCAGGAAGATTACATATCATTTATAAGGATGAAATTGAATATCTAAAAAGTATAAACTACGCCAAATTCTTAATAAATAAATAAAAAAACTAAGGAAATGCCTCGTAACTTTTTTGATACAGTAGGATCATCCGTTGTTCCTGGAAGCACAGCCAGTAGCTGGACAAGAGTCGGCAGAGATGGTTCTGAGGACATATACTACAATGCTGGAACTGGATCTGGAAGCACCGGAACATTTGTCAGATTCAATCCCACATCAGGTAGTTTTGTGGCTCCTGCTTCTGGA